AACTATGATGGAGACGTTCCCAGCATCAGGTCCAGTTAAGACACAGATAATTGGTAAGGTTACTCCTGAGAAAGAAGACGCAGCAGAGCGCGTTAAAGAGGACATGAACTTTGAGTTAACCGAGGGCATGCCAGAGTACCGACCAGAACACGAGCGCATGTTGTGGGGCCTAGGTCTCTCAGGTAACGCGTTTAAGAAAGTGTACTACGACCCATCACTTGAGCGTCAAGTATCACTATACGTACCAGCTGAAGACATTGTTGTGCCATACGGTGCGTCAAGCTTACAAACAGCGCCACGTGTAACTCATGTAATGCGTAAGACAGAGAATGAACTACGCAAACTACAAGTAGCTGGTTTCTATCGTGACATAGACTTAGGTGAACCATCTCACGTATTAGATGAAGTTGAGAAGCGCATTGCCGAGAAGATGGGCTTCAATGCTACAATGGACGACAGGTTCCATATCCTCGAGATGCACGTTGACATAGACTTACCTGGTTACGAAGATGAGGATGACGATGGCGAGCCTACAGGCATTGCCTTACCATACGTAGTAACCCTAGAGCGTGGTACCGGTGAAGTACTAGCTATCCGTCGTAACTGGAACCCAGACGATAAGACTAAACAAAAACGCCAGCACTTCGTGCACTATGGCTATATTCCTAGCTTTGGCTTCTATCACTTAGGTCTAATCCACTTAATCGGTGCATCAGTTAAAGCAGCGACAATGTTACAACGTCAGTTGGTGGATGCAGGTACACTATCTAACCTACCAGGTGGCTTCAAGACCCGTGGTCTACGTATCAAGGGTGACGATACCCCTATTGCTCCAGCAGAGTTCCGTGACGTAGACGTGCCATCAGGTGCCATACGTGACAACATCATGCCGCTCCCATACAAAGAGCCAAGCCAAGTGTTGAACGCATTGATGATTCAGATTATCGAAGAAGCTAAGGCATTCGCTAACGCTGCTGATATGCAAGTCTCTGATATGTCAGCTAACAGTCCAGTTGGCACAACTCTTGCTATCCTCGAGCGTACGCTTAAAGTTTCATCAGCTGTTCAAGCACGTATCTACTACGCAATGAAGCAAGAATTCAAACTACTTGCAGGCATTATCCGTGACTATACGCCAGAAGAGTATAGCTACGAGCCAGTAGAAGGTAACGCACGGGCTAAACAGTCTGACTACGACAATGTAGACGTAATTCCAGTAGCTGACCCAAATGCATCAACAATGGCTCAGAAAGTTGTGCAGTATCAAGCAGTTATGCAGATGGCTCAAGGCAACCCAGATATATATGATATGGTTGAATTGAATAAACAGATGTTAGAAATATTGAACATTAAGAACATCGGTAAGCTAATCCCAGCAGCAGACGACGATACTCCAAGAGACCCAGTATCTGAAAACATGAACTTAATCAACGGCAAACCAGCTAAAGCGTTCATGCACCAAGACCACGAAGCTCACATACAAGTCCATATGGCTGCAATGCAGGATCCAAAAATAGCGGCAATGATAGGTCAAAGCCCTAATGCACAAGCGGTACAAGCGGCATTTGCTGCGCACGTTACCGAGCACATTGCATTTGCATATCGTAGAGGTATTGAAGAGCAGTTAGGTACAGGCTTACCTCCAGTAGATGAAAAACTAGACGGACAAGTTGAAGTACAGTTGTCTCGCTTAGTAGCCCAAGCTGCACAACAATTGCTACAGAAAAATCAAGCGGAGCAACAACAGCAAGAAGCTCAGCAACAAGCGCAAGACCCAATGATTCAAATGCAACAAAAAGAATTAGAGCTTAAAGCACAAGAAATCCAAATTAAAGCCCAGAAAGCTCAAGCGGATATCGAGGTGGATAAAGCTAAGATTCAAGTTGATATCATGCGAATTCAGTCTGAAGAACGTAAAACAGGCGCTCAGATTGGGGTTAAAACTATGTCTGAAAAAGCCAAGATGGAACAAGATGCTATGAAGTTTGAGCAACAGCAACAAGCTGAAGGCGTTCGAATTGGCGCAGATATGGCTAAAACTAAGGCTCAACAAGCTATGCAACGTGAGCAGGCTGAAAAACAGCATAACTTAAGCATGAACCAAATAATGCAACAGAAGGCTCAAAAATCAGAAAAACCTAAAGAGGAATAAACATGAATGAATCGCTAGAGTACTTGATGTCACAAATTGAGGAACGGCGCAAAGCAATTATCGAATCCCTTGGCGATGGTGCCGCTAAGGATTTCGGTGCCTATCAACAATCTGTCGGTATGGTTCGAGGTCTACTTACCGCGCAGTCTTTAATCGCAGACCTCGCAAAAAATATGGAGAATTACGATGAGTAAACTGGACCTGAGTCAAGCGATTGACTTAACAGGTATTGCGGCGGAAGCACCTACGCCAGAACCAAAGGCATCACAACTGCCTGAACCAAAAGGCTATCGAATCTTATGTGCAGTACCCGATGCAGATGATAAATACGAAAGTGGTATTGTCAAAGCATCAGATACTAAACGTATAGAGGAAAATGGCACAGTAGTATTGTTCGTGCTAAAAATGGGCGACCTTTGCTACAAAGAAGAAGCGAAGTTCCCTACAGGTGCGTGGTGTAAAGAAGGCGACTTTGTCCTTACCCGTGCATACGCAGGTACTCGTTTTAAAATCCACGGAAGAGAATTCCGCATAATCAACGATGATACTGTCGAGGGTGTAGTAGAAGACCCACGCGGTTATACTCGCGCTTAGGAGAAATATATGGCAGCACAACCAGAGTTTAATGAAGATTTTGAGTTTCCGGATGAAAAGGAAGTCTCTACAGTTAACACTAAAGACGAAGTAAGTATTACATTAGAAGACGATAATACCGAAGTTGAGATTGATATTATCGATGATACACCCCCGCAAGACCGCGACCGTAAGCCGTTGCCTAAAGAAATAGTAGAAGAGTTAGAGAAAGATGACTTAACAGACTATTCAGACCGTGTAAAAGAACGGATGGCACAGTTACGTAAGGTATACCACGACGAGCGCCGAGATAAAGAAGCCGCCGCACGTGAGCGCGAAGAGGCTATTCGCTATGCCCAATCAATTCAAGAAGAGAACAAACGACTAAAATCAAGTCTAACTTCTGGCGAGCAATCACTTATACACACGTATAAAGCCGCTGCGGATCAAGAATTGACATTAGCTAAACGAGATTATCGTGAAGCCTATGATTCAGGCGACACAGACAAGATCATTGAAGCGCAACAACGTATGAATGAAGCGCAATATAAACTTACTCAGGTGCAAAATTATCGTCCTCAATACGATAATGCTTTACAAGAACCTGAAAATAATGTATATATACAACCTGAACGACCCCAAATCCCAAAACCGGACCGTAAAGCTCTTGCCTGGCAAGATAAGAACAGTTGGTTTGGACAAGATGAAGAAATGACTAGCCTCGCTTTGGGGTTGCATGAGAAGCTAGTAAGGGCAGGTACTGACCCTACTTCAGAAGAGTACTACTCTACCATCGATAAAACGATGCGCAAACGATTCCCAGAATATTTCGGGGATGATTCGCTGGACGTGGAAACACCCGCCCAACGCAAAAAACCGTCGACCGTTGTAGCTTCGGCCACGCGTAGTACCGCGCCTAAAAAAGTACACCTGACTAGAACTCAATTAGCCCTGGCTAAGAAGTTTAATCTAACGCCCGAACAATATGCACGTGAGACACTTAAATTGGAGAACAGATAATGACTGATACTAGACAAAACCGTGATTTAGAAACCCGCGAAACTTTTCAACGTCAAGCGCAATGGGCACCAGCTGCTTTATTGCCTGAGATTACGAAAGAACCCGGATGGGCTTATCGCTGGATTCGTACAAGCATGGCTGGTCAAGCTGACGCCACTAATGTTTCTTCAAAAATGCGAGAAGGTTGGGAACCCGTCAAATTGTCGGAGCATCCTGAACTAAGGCTATTCACAGACAAAAACAGCCGAATTCCAGATTCAGTGGAAGTAGGTGGTCTGATGCTATGTAAAACACCAGAAGAGTTTGTTAACCAACGTTCTGCTTATTTCAATAATCAGACACAGTCCCAGACTGAAGCGGTGGATAACAGCTTTATGAAAGAGAATGATGCACGTATGCCCCTATTTAAGGAAAAGCGTACCACTACCTCATTCGGTAAAG